CCACTTCTGGTAATTTGGACACATCTAAAAACTGGTCAACCCAGCCAGCTCTACTGTAAACTATGGGGTATCGCCCAGTCTGTGCCTTCACGTATTCAAGGCATTGGATAAGTGTATCCGTAATTTTCGTTTTGGTTTGCCCGTGATCCAGCTCCATATCCAACACCAAGCGGTCTGTGCTGGTCGGGCGAACGATGTTCAGGAAGTGCTGCATCTGACTGACGGCGCTTTCCCCGGGATATATCACATGGTACGCCATACGGGGAACCGTAAGATGCTGCCAGCTGTAGGAAAACCAGCGGTCGGTATACCCCCACGAGATACCCGCCCTCACGGCTACGAACTCACACTTTGCGTTTATGATGTCAAAGTTGGGCTTGCGCTTGCCGTCCGAGCTGAATTGATATGCAGAAATGTCTATGCCGATCGGAGCTGCCATATTAACTCTTATGTACTATATCAGAAGCTGCATCGTAAATTCCAGAAGCTACAAGTCCGAGCGCCAGCCCATAAACGGCTGCACCGAACCAGCCTGCATAATCAGTCGGCATGCCCAAACTGAGCTGGTATCCGATGCCGAAAATCAGCCCAATAGCCATACTGACATAGCGCAATACATTGCCCTGCACGCCTAATTGTTTGAACCATTCGACCAGTCCAATGACCACCAACACGAGCGGCAGTCCTGCAACAATAGCATCAAAGTTCATATTTCACCTCCGTGTTTATTCTATTATACCCTGTAAAAACCTTGTACGGCAATACGCTTCGTTCCAGAATTTGTCCAAGCGCCATTTGCCATATTGGTAAAAAATTCAATCTCTGATGCAGCTCCAGATATCCACCAACGGCAAGCTGTACTTAAAAGATTTCCACCATCAATAACATAAGCACACACCCCACCCTTCCCCTCAAGACCAGCAGCCGTTATAGGTAGGCTGATTTTAGCAACTGTGCCATTACTCGTTCCTGCGGATTGATATATGTTGAACAGAACCAAATTACCCGTTCTGGCATACATAGCAGTTGTTGTTTGGCTACTCCACCCAGTAAAAGTTGGTGTCCAAGCCTGCCAATTGGTTTGGAGTGCCAGAATCTGAGCCCAATGCTCAGCCTCATTATCACGCAAATACGTATTGAGATGGGCAGCAGTTAGTACTTGCCCAGTAACATATGTTGGTATTGCATTCCTTGTCATTTTACACTCCTAATTTAGCCGTAGAATTTAAAGCGCCTGTTCCGAGTACCCAATAGTTAGGCACAGTCACCTTAACGGGCTCAAGTTTGTAAGTTGTCCTAACCAATTGACCATTATCAGTCAACCACTCGTAATCTATGCCACCGATAAAATAATCAGCATATAACTGGAACTTTTGTATGTATACTGTTAGGCGGTCATATAGATCCAAGCTGAATTGCCAATCAGGTCTTCCCTCAACAATAATCGTTGGCAGATAATTAATATTGCCAAACCAATTACGCAAGAATAAGGCATAAGTCTTCATTAAATTGACATCTTCAATATACTCAGACTCAAATGTTATAGGATTTGGGTAAGTTGTATAACTCGAACTTTGATAACTAACAGTCCATTGGCTACCCTTCCTTACCTCTTTTCCATAAATAACAAAACTGATAATATAACAATCTCTATCAGGCGTGCCAGACCAGATAAGACTTTTTCCAGTCGTCCACCAATTAAGGTTGTTGATCGTAGGTTTGTCACCTGAACCATCCAAGGCTGTATTCAGAGTAGAATAATAAACAACATCTGTTAGATAACTATCGCTTTTAATGTTTTTATATTCAAATTCCAATTCAATATTATCGCCAGATTTTAGAAAAATAGGATCTTCGAGTTCGTAGACAAGTATAACTCTATTAACTATATACGTCCCTTTAGTTATATAAGTTACCTTATTCCTCTGACACTCCCAAGGCATTTTAATCGCCATATCCTTGAGCAAACTGGATTGGTTGACAGTCTTTGCGATACTTTTAACATCATTGTGCTGGAGATAAACAAAATATCCGTTCTTATCAACAAAAACTTCGTCCATAAACAAGGCAGCGAGCTCTTCTATCACCTCTTTGGCATTCTTATCAACTGCATACCAATTCTTTATGGCATCAATCGAGAAGTCACATGCAATTTTTGCATCACCAACCGCTTTATTATAAACATCCTTAATTGCACCATCTACATGTGGATAATTATCATACTTTACAGTAACTTTCGCTTCACTCAATCTTTTCCAAGTATCTACGGCGTGTATCTCAACAGTTTTATTGATCCCAAAAACTTTAATACTATCTATCGTTCCTGTGAACTGCCTCGTGTTTGAATCGTCAACAGCGAACTCCTTGCCCGGATATACTAATCCATACAAAGGAGAACTGGTATTATAGGGGTCATAACGACCATCGGCGTTATCCAATATGATTGTGGCTTCGCCAACCTTTATCTTCCCAAAAGCTTGCCCATCTATCAGGTTATCACGACCACGGCTAATCACAAGGTTTCGGCAGTTTGAAGCCTCGTTAGTCCAGTTAGTGCCATCCCATTTTACCCAAATGCGCCAACTGATCGTCATGCCACACCTCTCATTGCATTCCGGATAATCGGTTTCAATTTCATCTCAGCATCAGCCATATCAGCTAAGCTCATCATAGAGCTTACATTCACCACAAGCGTTGTAGATTGGTATGCAGGCTGATTGGGTGCATTCACAGTCAATCCGCCGATATCAGCATTAACTTCTTTGAGCGCACTCGCAATTCCACGTAAGCCGAGCTCAAACGGCGTGGGGCTGCCCGGTGTGAGCCAATCAGGCAATTTGATTGACGTAAGCTTTGATATCAAAGAATTGACCCAGTTTACCACTCCACTTATAGCATTGCTTATACTATCAAAAGCAGGCTTGAGATGGTTGCTCAACCAATTAGCTAAATCAGTCGCAACAGTAACCACTTTTTCGAGTAGATTAATTAATGGCGGAAGCAACAATTCAATCAGTGGGATTATTGCTTCTGATAATATCATCATAAATATCGGCAGTAGTGCATTCACCAAGCCAAGAATGGATCCAAGCAACTCAATTAATGGCGGCATGAGCATTTCAAGTAATGGTGTTAATTGACCAATCAACTGTACCAAAATCCCAACAACAGTATTGAGAATTGGCGCAAGGGCGGACATGAGGCTACCGGCTAACATAGAAAACAGGCCGACCAGTGATGGCAGCATAGACAAAAGCGGAGGAATGAGTTGCTGAACAATCGGTATCAGGGCGGGGATAACATCATTGGCTATAATTGTTCCAACGCTTGTGGCGACCTGAATTAGGCTTGGTCCCATTTGTTCAATTAACGGCGTAATCGCGCTGGCAAGCGAGGCTAAAATAGGCAGTAATGCTGTTCCCATAGAGGTTTTGAGGTTCTCCATCTGTGCCTGCATGGTAGCCATTGTGCCAGCAGTCGTGCTCGACTGCTCACCCACTCTGGACATAGCCACTTCCCCTTGCTCCATCACAGCAGTCATAAAAGCCTGCTCACGAGTGAGGCTCGCATCAGCAGCCATGAGCTCATCAATTCGCTCACGAACCTTGCCGCTCGAAATACCAAAGTTGTCAAGACGCGGGATAGACTGATTGGCTAACATCATAGCGAATTCGCTCATAGATGTCGTAGCATCCTGACCCATTGCAGAGCCAAGCTGAGTTGCCATCTCAGCAAGCTTTGCAGCTTCCTCGCTACTACTTGCAAGCCCCATGCTCATAAATTTATTTGAGGCTTGCATTAGGTCAGTATCGGCTACCATCCCACGCGTAGCCGCTCTAAGCTCCTCAAGCATTGGAGCAGCCTGCTCGCCAATTGAGGCTGCTAAGTTTTCAAACGTCTTGCTGACTTGCTCTGCAGGTGCTGCTGACATTGCCAAATCACCAGCCATCTTGACAACAGCACCACCGGCTGTAGCTAATGCACCACCAACAATGCCCCCTACTTTAGCAACATTGCCAAGCTTATCGAACAAATTGCCAAGCTTACCGCTGGCTTCGTCTTTAGCAGTTATGATGACTTCGAGAATATTTTTCTCAGCCATTAGCCTTTTCCATCTGCTTTATGATCTCTTCGCGCCTTACGATCATTCTGTGAAACCACTCCGGTGTGCATTGCTCTTCAAACTCCCACGGGGCGATGCCATATGTTTCAGATAGATCAAGTATCACAGCCCAAATCGGCGGAGTATCTCCGAATCCTCGCTTCCACGAACGATAGTTGATTAGCTCGGATTCGGAGACGTAGGGTTTCGGCTCAGCCCACCTATTTGGGCAACTATCTCATTGAACTGTTCCTCAGTAGCATCCAGTAACTGCTCTCGTGCCTCGTTTCTATCAGCAGGCTCAACGACATAATCCAAGATGAACTCGATAAGTTCATCAACAACATCAGGATTATTCTGAGGATCACTTGCTTTTTGCATCAACTCGATACTACGCTTTGTTCTCCGCAAAAAGCCCGGACTGTCTTTTGTAGGTAATTCAATCTTTATCATGGTAAACTCGTTAATTGATTTGCAACTTCTATTACCGCAAACTTAGCTGCGGTCGGGTCGTAGGCAACACGGAAATCGCCTTCCAGAACATCATTGCCGTTATTTTCACCAAGTTTATCTATCTTTTCCCATAAGCCAGCCATATCTAAGTTACAAGTCTTATTTTTGTATTTAGTACCACCAGTTGTAAATGAGGAGCCTTCACCCTTTATACGAATTAACCGTGGGGTGATATTGCGCCAATTAGCCTTTTCAGAGGTTGAGCTGGAATTATGCTCAAAGACGAGGTGCAGCTTGATATCAGGCACGCCAGCGTTAATCTTACAAAAGCCAAGCGCACCATTAGCTGCAAATGTGGCGGTAAATCCAGTCGTAACATCCAAGCTGAACTCATATAGCGTGCATACAACCTGTGTTGTGCCAATTGTGCCGTTTACTGCATCAATGTAAAGCTTTGTTTTCTGGAACAAGATTTCTTCAACAGATGGCAAAGATACACCCGAAGTAAATCCAGCAGCTAACACATCTACCGAATTACCGATTAGCTTGCCTGAGACCATCCATGGCTCTTTTGACTTGCCACTAATCTTGAAACTCTCACAAAATGTATAAGCCATTCGTTCAACCTGCTCATTATCACCACCTTCTATGGTGAACGTCTTAGGTGTTTTTAAGGCAGTGGTCGGAAAGTTATATGTGTATATATAATCTGTTCCGGAACCGTCTTTTGTACCTGTAACGACACCGTCAACACCCATTGCCAAGATGTAAGGTAGTTGCTCAAATGTGGCAGGTACCTCATCTAAATCAAGGCTTCCAAGAGTATATGGAGTAACAGCGCGGTTGACTGGAGCTATGTAGCCAATATCCTCATCAGGGAAATACATCCCGCGTTGGTCTTCGAGCGTTCCGGTGCCACGCCATATCGTAGTGGCAGGAACAGCGGTACCCGCTGTTGATTCCTTGCCAAGTTGCAACTTTCGTAATCGTTTAATACCAGCCATTTAGCCTCCTAACAGCCTGAGCAGCCCTTGTCTTCACTCTCGGGCTGCAAATTCTTATTCTCGTGTAAAGCTTTGCTTTGCTTTACTTCGACTTTTACATATAATCCAGTGGAGAGCAAAAACTCCTCACCGAACAACTCGATCTCTTCATCTGTGAGGTCACGGGCTGGGATATCAGCCAATGATCCAGTACCTACATATTTCAACATCCTATTTTACCTTTCACCGTAATCTCAATACGCCAACCGAGATGATTCTCGCCCGCGTATTGCAACCATCCAAATGTACCGCTCAAATTAGTATAAGTATCCACCGATCCGCCAAGCGTAGGGTCAGCAAGTAAAATACCAATTATCTCGTTGCGATAGCCAAGCGCCTGAATAAAAGTTTTTGGCAAGATCTGCCGCGCAACGTGTATCTCAACAACTAAAACATCCAGCACTTCCTCAAAGCCTGAGCCGCCGATAGATGTAAAGCTGCTAACATAAGCCAAGCCAAACGGGAACTGAACCATCGCCTCGGGCGGGGCAACGGGTGCTTCCTTGATGCCTGACAATTTGGCAACCTCGCCTTGCAGATAACTCAGAGCACTTTTTACATCGTAGCTCATATCACAAACTTCCTGTATGCTTGTAAAATCGAGGTGATGCTATCATCAAGCCCACCATACTGAGGCGTGCCAAGCTCATTGTTTGCAGCCGTGTTCTGGAACGCCTGCTGCCCGTGCTTGAACCAACGCACAACCTGCATAATGCAAGCCTGCTTAATGTCCTCAGGCACATCAGCAGAATAACCAAATTTACCCTTGATTTTCACGGCTTTTCTGATGATCGGGAAGTAGCCATTCTCTAACCTGAGATAATTGTATGGGATAGATTGTATCAGCGCATTTACTGGAATGCAATAGTAATCCGCTTTATCCAGCAGCTCGAAATTGTATCTATCCCATTTCACATATACTTCGTCAGGATCGCCAGCCAACTCGTCAATAAAAAGCTCGTGCTTGCCATTGCCATCGAAAAGCCTTGTGGAAGTTTGAGCGCAATAGGCAGCTGGCTCTCTGTTCGTAAATTTATCGATCAATCGTGATGCTCTTGTGATTAGTGGATTGATGGTGATGTCATAACTCGTATCCCAATCCACATCTGCCAGCATATCTTTTACTTCTGTGAGCGTACAATAGTCAGCTGCCATATCGAGCTCCTATTACTGGGGCGGTATTGCCCGCCCCAGCCTAACTTATTTAGTCAACAATCAT